CGGGAGGGGTAGCCTCCTCGAAATCCACCTGTTTTGATTCGTTTTCGATGTCCACGACTGACGCAAGCGATGCCCGCGTAGCCTCAACCAATGCCTCCAAATCTCCGAGAGTCATCGACGCAAGCGGGAGGGCTTCCGCTTTCTGGTTCACTTGCGTCAAGCCCGACGCTTCAAGTACGAACTTCGACGCTTGGAAGCGGACAGCCGAGGGCGTAGCAGGGTCACGGAGGATATGCAGGACACAACCCCAAGCGAGGGAAGCCCCTTCACCGCGAATCTGCCTTTCGAGATTCTGTGAGACAGCATGTCTCACTTGCGTCAATCCGAGGAGTCGGGAGGGAGCGTGGGGCGACAAATACCCTGCGTCTTTACAAGCCCGCCTTGCGTCACCGCCATTGGAGCAGAAAGCCTCCACAAACGCCTTCTGTTGCTCCGTTAGGGTATCGGCTCCCACAACGGACACAAACCGCCCCTGGGAGCCATTACGGACGCTCCCTGCCCTCACCGCCAAACCTCCACCGCCCGCTGATGCATCGTCGCTCATGCCCGACATGATGCAAGCCAAGCGAGACGACGCAAGGCCGAGACGCTCACTTGCGTTAAGGCCGAGCCAAGCCCTACCGCGAATGACGCAAGCCACCCTGCGTCTCACGACGGAGGATGCTCACTTGCGTCATTTCCGAGGGAGAGGGGGCATCTCGTTATTCTCGTTCAACAGATACACAAGACGCTTTGCCCACTCCGCGTTAGTCAGTCGCGATGCGTTGGTACTGACACCCCAATACAAATCAACATCGGCAAGAGTGAGTTCGTATTCACCGCTGTCATGCTCGGTACGCGGGAAGGAAACAAAGTTAGGCCACATCTCTGGGCGGGCTTCATGCTCGGCCTTGCTGATGTGCAACTTGATGCCCGTCGAGAAACGGAATTGACGCAAGTGAGCGAGACGACGCTTGAATTCATTTTTCTTCTGCTCCTCTCCGGTCATGTCCATGCCCACGACCATCGTGAGGAAGATGAACGCGTGAAGTTTCGGATGCATACGCTCCTCTGTGTATCCGTGGGGCGTCCAGCGATGGATGCCCGAATCCGTTTTGAATTTTTCTGTTAGGTTCCAATCGAGGCTCATGTGTTTTGTTTTGTTTGGGTTGGGTTGGTAATGTCTTGCGACGAGCAAATCTAAAACCGAGACGCAGGACTGACGCAAGTGAAAACAAAAAAGCCCGCGTCGGCGGGCTTCCCTGTTTTGTGATTCGCGACAGGTCAGAGCGTGACCGAGAATGACGCAAGTGAGGGAACATCAGCCCTCGCAATCGCACGATGCAATTCGAGCATCGTGTCATGCGATGTGGGGACGAGATGAACGCCACGAGGTGCGAGCGTCGTCGTGTGCTTGCTCGTCGTCGTCGAATACTTGCGGACATTCACGAACCACTTGCGACCGCCGTCGGGAGCATTGACGCAAGCGAACATCGGGAAGTGGTGGCCGTAGGAAAACACGACATATCCGCGAGCGTACTTAATCGCGAACACGGACGAGGCCGAGAAGGAGGCTTGCTCCTCGATGAGCAAGCGGGCTTGCCTGTGGTTTGCCTTGGTCATCGGATGGTCTTTTCGCGGGTTGCGAATTCGTAGCAGGCCACAGCGTCGGACGCGTCACCGAGGCTTTGACCGACGCGGATGAAGCGACGACCGAGAGCGTGGAGGAAGCGAGCGAGAGCCGAGAGGCTTTCTTCTCTGATGGTTTGAATGACTGTTGGGGGCGTTGGGTATTGCATGGCATACATGAGAAAACCGAACCGCATGATTGACGCAAGTGAAAACAAAAAGCCCCGACAAAATCGGGGCGTTGGTCTGCGTATGCGTTCCGTGATTACATCTTCGTATGAACGCGTCGCACCCACATTCCCTTGTGTAGCGAGAGATGGGCGAGAGATACGCCCATGCGTTTCTCATGCTGGGTGCGGATTTCACTCTCGATATCCTCGGCCTTGATGCGGGCGAGTTTCGCAATCTTGCGAAACGCATCCACGCGTTCGGAGCCGTCGAACGAGTCGAGGAGGCTGGTGGTGAGCAAGGAGAACTCACGCAAGACCACCGCGGAGGCGATGGTTGCGAGCGTCTTGTTTTCCTTGGTGTGGCTTTTCCTTTTGCGGGTGTGGTATGACATGGCACGAACACTTAAAGGCCGTGGCGGGCTTGTGGGCAAGCGTAAACAAAAAGCCCCGACGAATCGGGGCGGGTGCTGGCATTGACGCAAGTGAGGTTTAGTAGTCGTCCTCTCCGTACACAGGTTCATCACATTCGTATTGCTCGTGGATATCGCGTCGGTACTTGCTCATCTTCACGGAGTGGCACGACGAGCAGGTGCGACACAGGAAGATTCCGTATCCGTCCACTTGGGTCGTCGTCGGCTTACCGCTACCGCAGGAGCAGGAGAGGATTCCGTCTGGTGCTTTTTCTGGGTCTGGGTATTTGCTCATGGCTGGGATTGATGCAAGTGGTTAGGCCGTGATATCGCTGGTGTCGTAGCCGAGGGCGGTCAGACGCTCGATGAGTTGGTGCGGGAGTTCAAACGCTCCGTCGTAATCAATCGCCTTGCCCATCAGACCCTTCTTCTCGCAGTCGATGGTGATGGTTCCCTCCTCGTAGATGGTGGCATCGTCGGATTCCACTTCCCATCCGACCATGATGTATCGCTCCTCCTCGGTCGTGCGGAAGCGTAGGGTGAAGGAAGCCCCCATGTCGGCCTTATCGAGCGTGTGTCCCGATTGGGACACGATGCTGACGCGGGCTTCTGGGTCTTGCCATTGGATTACTGCGGGGTGGTTTAGTCTCATGTGTGTTGCGTTGGTGCATCGCCCATTACGCATCACGACGCGTCAGACACAAGGGCAAAAAAAAGCCCCCGATGAAAGGGGGCTTGTGATTGACGCAAGTGAAGCGTCAGTTGAACCGAGGTGGCGGGAGAGGTTCGTCGTCGTCGCCAATCTGATTGCGACCGCGATACTCCTTTCCGTCCTGCTTGTCCTTTGCGTCCTTCGCCCGCTTGTCGGCTTCTTCGGCTTGCTTCGACAGCATCTCGTCGAGGAAGTCGTTCATGGATTTCTTATCCTTGGGGTCGGGCTTCTTGGGCGTGGAGGGCTTGCCCTCTCCGGTCGTCATGGGACGGAGGCGGGTCTTGCGAACCTCAACGAATCCACCGATATCCTTGGTGGTGGTCTTGGTTCCGTCCTCCTCCACTCCGTCCTGCTCTCCGCCCTTCTCGATGATGGCGGGGACATTATTGGTGATGCCCATACGCTTCTCCTGCTTCTCCATCTCGACACGCATGGCCTCTTGTGCGTCGTCGTCGTCGGGGTCGCACAGATTCTTACCGCAAAGCGTCTCGTCGAAATGCAGACGAATGGTGTCGTCGGCTTCAAGGATACGCATGGCGAGCAGAACACGCTTGTCCATCATCGGGATGTGCATGGCTGGCAAGTCAGCCACGCTCGCAATCCACGATTGAACCGCAACCTCGGCTGGGTCTGCGATTTCGCCCTCGGTAACTTTCTCCATTTGCTTCGCGGCAAACTTGGGGCCACCTTCGTAAACCAGCGTGATGGTCGTCCGCAAGGCAGCGGCAAGCCTCGCAAGGTTCATGTTGTCGTTGAACGCGTCCTTATCCTTGCACATCTTCGCAGAGCGAGCCGTGAGGACTGCGGTCTGACCGATGTGCGACAGGATTGACGCAAGTAGCGGATACCAAGTAGAGAGAAGCGAATTCCCACGGAGGCGTACCTCTGCGAGTTTCACTTCCCAATTACCTTCATGTAGGTCTGCCTTGATTTTGATTTCGTCGTCGTCCATGTTGTTTGTATGTTTTGGGTTGGTTGGGTTTGGGGGAAATTATCTGCCGATGTATTTGACGACACAGGCCGAGAGGGTGATGACCGCCACGGCGATGGACACATAACACATCAGTAGCAGGACAAGAGCAAGCCTGTCTTTCATTTTGAGAAAGATAAAGCGTGTCCTTTGTCACGCACGATTGACGCAAGTGTATCGCGGGCTTTGGCGGGCGACGACCAATCACCGCCATGCAGTTCGGGCAGGGCGATGGAGTTGGGGCTTTGGTCGTCGGGGTGAATGTCGCAACCATATCCGTAATTGCCTTGGTGCGACGATTGTGCCTCCCTGCATGACTCCATGAGGGCGAATCCGAAACGACGGAGCGATGCGTTATGCGACAGGAAGAAAGACATTCGGTCGATATCGAATGGCTGTCCTGCCTGCTTCACGACGACCGCGTGGTTCATGTGGAAGCCCTGTGTTGGCTTGCGGGAGCCAGATGATGTGGACGAGTAGCAACAGACCACCTCGACAGTCCGACGCGTCATTTCTAACGCATCGACGACGGAGATAATCGCGGCTCCTCGGTTCACGACACTCTTTTCGCTGGTGCTACATGGGTACGCCATCGGGACGAGGAGTCGGACAAGTTTTGCCCGCCCCCTGTCGGCTCCGTTGCGGGTGCGGAAACAAGCGTCGTCTCCGTAGGAGAATCGAGCCATGTCGATACGCTCGCCGTAATAGTCGTGCCTCCATGCGTTGCCAGCGGACAGCGTGGGGCTTGGTAGGTCAGCAAACGCCCTGCGGATATGCTTCGCCCCATCTCGCCAGCCATAGCGGGCAAGTTCAAGGGCTTCCGACCACGACGCACCAGCCCAACCGCTGTCGCCATCTCTCGACGACCGCTTGCAAGTCCATGCGTTACCATTGACCGCGACACGCAAGGCGTGTTCCACGGAGTGATAGACCCGCACCGCACAATTCTCCGTCGTTCGCTCTCTGATGTTGAACATAGGATTGACGCAAGTGGGAGTTAGGGGAGGAGGCCACCGCAGAGTTTCTTTGCTTCTTCCAAGACACGACGCTTACGCTCGTCGTCCATGCCATGCCACAGCACCGCGTCCTCCACCTCGTCGCGGGGAATACCGATTGCCAACGCCCTTGCTCCCTTGATGGTGGAGCGTGGCGACACGATGTGACGCTCGGAGAGATTATCGACGGCCTTGCGGACGGCTCGGATGTATTTGCACCAGCCTGTCGTGATTTCTTCGGGGGCGAAAGTGGACGCGATGGTTTCTTCCATTTGCTCGTCGTATTCGATGTGGATGTAGAACCAGCGGGAGCGTCCTGCTTCGTCTTGGGCGTTGCGACCGATGTAGTCCATCGTCGCACCCTTGCCGAAAGTATTCGCGGCTCCGATGAAGTGGAAGTCTTTGTGCTTCTCCACCATGCCACTTGGGAAGTCGCAGATGCCATTGTCCAAAGCGGCATTGATGGCGAGGAGGGCTTGTGGGTCGGACGCGTCAATCTCGTCCATGAGGAAGATACCGCCGGTCGTCCATGCCCGATAGAAGGCCGTCTCTACATACTTGCCGTGAGGATTGATGAAGCCCAAGAGTTTGGCTTCATGTGGTACGGCTCCTGTGAAGTAGAAGGGGAGTTTCAAAGCACCAGCGACCTGTCGGGCGATGGTCGTCTTACCCGAACCAGCACCACCGACGAGCATGACATTATCGCGGGTACACATTTTGAGTACGCGGTCGAAACGCTTGTGGACGATACCCTCGATGATGCGTGGCTCCTCGTCGCCCTGTTGAATCTTGATGATGCGGGGCTTCGACGAACCGCCACGCATTGACGCAAGTGGCATCTCCTCACGAACGATGCGACGCACATCATCCATGCTCACGGCATTTTGCGTCGCATGAACCATCGCCTTCACGATGCTGTCGGACATAGCGGACGCCATCTTGTCAGCATCGACCATCTCGCGGACACGCTTCACTTCCAGATAGGACAGCGTGGATGGTCGGGAGCGAATGTCGGCGGGCTTCATCTTGATAACAGTACGCAGAAGGCCGTCGGCTCGGTCGTCGTAGATATCAATGATTTGCTTATCGTTCAATGCGTTGAACTGCGAGTCAGCGATACCAGCGAGGTTAAACCAGCGACGATAATGTTCGCGGGTGTTCGTGGATTTCTCCGTCGGAGTTTCGGTGATGTATCCGTATCCACGAGAGGGCATCACATCTTCAAGCATCTCCTTCGTCCATTCGGACAGGGGAATCTCCTTCTGATGTTTCTGCCTCTCGGAATGGCTCATCTCCGCGTAGGTCTTGGGGGCTTCGGTTTCGGGGTTTGGGTTATCTGTTGGGTGCGTCATGGCAAAGAGGTTTGTGTACGACCACAGGATTGACGCAAGTGAATAGTAGGAAAATAAAAAGACTCCGATTAAGGAGTCTCTGCGTCGCCACGATTGACGCAAGTGGGAGTGACCCCACGATTGACGCAAGTGCCTATGCGTCTGCGTCGTGGAAGGATTTGACAGTCTCGATGGTACGCACCTCCACCTCCTTGGTGATGGACACGACACGACGGCCATGCTTGTTGGCGTAGTCCAGCATCGCCTCCTCGGAAGCGTCGCGGAACGAGATGCCACGCTCGCGGACGATTTCGCGGATGATGTTGTCCAGCGTCTCATGGATGCGGACATGGTGCATGACGCAACCGCTGACATCCTTGGCGGGGGCGACATGGGACAGGCGACGACCCCTGCGGGCGGGCGTCGTTTCGTCGGTGGTTTTGGTGGGGGCTTCTTGGCTCATGGTTGTATCTTGGTTTATGGTTGTGTGGTGGGTGGAAAGTTAAGCCTTCTTCTTGGTTGTGGCCTTCTTCTTTTTCTTGGCCTGCTTCTCACGCTCGTTCTTGATGATGGTTTCGATGAGCGTGATGAACTCTGGTTGTGCCAAGGCTTTGGTGAACTCCTCTGGGAAGTCGATGGTTGTGGCCTCGCGGAGTTCGTCAATAGAAACCTCGGTGGCCTCTGCGAGAGATTTGATTTCTTCCATCTCTGACCGAATCTCGTCGATGGAATACTCGTGGTCCTCGCAAGTGCCGATGCGGTTCTCGTGGTCGTGAAGCGTCTCCGTGATATCGGCCCGAGACTGCATTTCGGTTGTGTCCTCCTTGCCGGTGGTTGTGTCCTCTGGCTTGACGGACAGCATATGGGCTACATTGAGGCTGAGTTTAATGCTGTCGATGGTTTCATCGAACATGAACCTAGCGATAGCGTTTTGTATGTATTTTTTCATGGTTGTGTGGTGGATTAGGAAGTGTGTTTGGAACGCTTAACTGCTTGGATTATCCTCAGAATTACCTCGTTGGCAAGGTTAATCGCGCGCTTTTCTTTTTCGACCTGTCTCTCTGATTCTGGGCACTCTCTGCCCCACTCGTAGTTGGCAACATCTGCCGTGTTTAACACTACATTGAGACACTTGATATCCCTGTCGGTGATGGTGATGGTGACAAGGTGCTGTTTAGGCTTTTTCATGCTTGGTTGTATTATTTGGTGGTGGGAAAGAGGTTGTATGTGCCGTCTGAGAATATGATGCCATTGGTATCGATTGACGCAAGTATTAATTGTGGCTGGTGTTTCTGCCCTTCGATGAACCTTTCGTATTGCTCTGCTTGGGCGATTTCTTGAAATCGGGATGCCCTCAATTCGCGGATGCAACCCTTGCACAGAACGGCTGGCTCTCCTTTCTTGCTGGTGGTTGTGGCGAAGGGTGGGTTAGCGAAATAGGTCAAAACCTTTTTCGATTTGTCGCATTGGTTGCAGTTAATCATGTGTTGGTGGGTTAGTGATGTAGGGCTAGTATTGACGCAAGTGGTGGTGGGTCAAGCGTCTTTTATTTTTTTCTTACTTTTCTTCTTTGCCCATGTTGCGGGTGATGGCAAGGCCGCGATTGAGATGGAAACGCCTTCACTCCTCTCGCCGCACCATGTTTTACTGATTCGGAGCGTGGACACACAGGAGTCGTCGGTCATGATGTTGAGTTGCTGTAAAACATCCATCGCGAGTTTGGCGAGGTTGTCTGTGTCGGGCTTGTGGGTGTGTGGTGTATGGAACCGCTGGGTGTCCTTGGTTGAAAACCGGAAGTCCATGCGGATAATCAGAGGTACATCTGGGAGTGGTGTCACCCATCGTTGGGCGAGTTTCGCTCCTTGGACTGCCCCAACCAAGATTCGCTTCCATGCTTGTGAGTTGGCGTCACCATTTGATATGATGCGTCCTTGATAGAACCTTGGGCGTGGTTGTGGCCTAGGGTGTCCTTTACATTCTATGTATAAATCAAATGACTGTGGTTGTGTCTCGTTTTCCATTTTTTTATTTAATTTAAGTTATGGTGGGCGATATAGGTTGTAAGCAACAAGAGCGTAAGCGCCCCCTTGGGGCTTACTCTATACCTATATATATCCTCATCATCCTCGTTGATTACCAACGACTTACGCATGGGTTGAGGAAGGTAGGTCGAGGATGCAGTTAAGTCGCTGATAATCATGTGGTTGTGCATTATGCTTCCTCACTTTCCCCGCGAGGACGTTCCTCAACATCCTCAAACTTGTGGGAGTGGTCGGACCACTTATAGTCCATGTACTTCCTCGTCACCTTGTCAAAGGAGCCACGCTTTTCCGGAGCCATTGTGATTCCAAGGCGTGCCACAAGGTTACGGACAGTCATGAGGCTGAGTCCGTGTCTCCTTGCGGTCTGCTTGACTGTGAGGCCCATGTTGTGGGCCTCTATGACAAGAGCCTTAGACTCACCCCACTTGCGCTTGCCACTCATGGCTGGATGTCTCGCTCCTCCATCGAGTCAGAGCCTAGGCCTTCTTCCTTGGGCATAGACACCTTGGCGTTGAATGTGTTGTCTTGGTTTCTAGTGATTTCACATCTAGCACCATCGCTGGTGTAAATGTCCGTTATTTGTACGTCCGAGAAAGACCCGGACTTTACTAAGTTGATTACATTGGTAAGCAACTTATCTAGTTGTTTTGTGTTCTGGTTCATGGTTGTATTGTTTTTGTTTTATTTTTTTCTCTAACCTAAATTGGATTACGATTTCTTCCGCAGCCTGTTGGCTGATGAAAACATCGGCCTTCTCACCGCGACGTCGCGCTTGTGCCAAGGCGTAAAGGAGTTGGGTGTGCCCCGTGGTTTTTCTTACGTAGTCTTTCATTTGATGAAACTGTATTTTTCCATGAATCGGAGGACCGCACGCTGCTTGTATTCTGGTGCGTTGAGTATCTTAAACTCACAGTCCTTGGCTCCCTGGTAACCCATAGTGTATGCCATGTATATCTCCTTTGGCAAGGGCGACCTGTTGTAGTCCGCCTTGAAGCGTTGCTTGATGAGTTCGATGAAGGACATACACATGATATCTTGGGCTGCTTTGTATTTCCTATTCGTCCAAGGGAAGGTGGACAGTTTATACTTCTTCCGGAAGTTGTTGGTGTCGTCCCATGCAACCTTGTGCATCTGGTACGCTCCATGTGCCTTGCCTCCATCACCGATGGCCTTGTAGTTGCCAAGAGATTCCGAGTAGGCTATCGCCTCCGCAATCTTTATATTTTCTGGTGATGTGATTTCGATCAATGATATCAATGCTATTATTGTTGTCATGTTTAAAGTTCGTCGAGCACGCTCCAAGGAACTGCGCCAAGAAAGAGAACCTTGCGGAAGTCTCCATCGCGCTTTTTTGTGGCGGGTGCTCTTGTCCCTATACAGAGACAGATTCGCGGTGTCTGGTCAAAGTAAAATCTGAAATCTTTCGCAGCCTTTCGGAGCGACGGAATGTCCTTGAATTTGAATGGGGCCTCTCCAAGCCAAGCGAGGCCGGACTTTATTCCGGAAATGGGCTTGTCCTTTTCGAGACACCATAGCGTTCCGGTCATGTCGTATTTCTCTTTATCCTCTTGATAAAGTACTATGGCGTCGAACATCCTAGAAAATTCTTCTGAGGTCTTTGGTTCGATTGGGTGGTGGTCGTCTGGTAAGTTGTTAGTCATACAATGTATTACGAAGTGGTGGGCCCTGTCGGATTTGAACCGACAGCCAATCCCTTATGAGGGGACTGCTCTGACCATTGAGCTAAGGGCCCGTGTCTGATAGCCAAGTGTTACTGTCGCTGGTGTCAATCAAATCTTCTTCCTCATCTGGCGGGTCGCCAGGGTCTGAATTGACGCAAGTGGTGACCCCGCTTGGATTCGAACCAAGATTAGGCGGGTAGAAACCGCCTGTTCTATCCATTGAACTACGGGGTCGTTCGGAAGGTGCAGGATTCGAACCTGCGGTGGGTTGCCCCACGCCTGTTTTCAAGACAGGTGCAATAGACCGCTCTGCCAACCTTCCAAATGGAGCCACAGGTCGGAGTCGAACCGACAACCTGCTCTTTACAAAAGAGATGCACTGCCATTGTGCTACTGTGGCTTTGGGGTTCATGACTCGAAATGATTCTTCGGCTTCTTGGTTCCTTTCTTGATGCAGGACTTTAACTCCGTGTCATACTCAAACTCAGACCATTTAGGTTGGTCTAAGTACGCACCAGAGTTTACATCAGCACCATCCTCGTCACAGTTTGCGTACTGCCCTGTGGGGGTGTCGAGCCATTTCTTCTCCGTACCAGAGGCTGACGCTGTGATTAAGATACCAGAATTGAGCATCTTGTCCACGATAATCGCTAGTTCTCCGGGTCCTGTCTGTCGAAGGAGGGGTGGAAGTTCGCCACGACGCCTGTATAGGCCGCTCTTGGCGTTCTTACCCTCCACCGAGTAGGGGTGTCCTGCGATTGACGCAAGTCGAATAGCCATGAATAGCCACGCTTCGCGCTCATTGGAATTGACCGCGTGGAAGGAGTCGTCGCCAGAAACGTCCCGCAGGAGGCCTTCCTTGCCACGAAGCAGGGTAAGTTCGCCTTGGTTCATCTCTGGGTTGTTGGCCTTGATGACGGCCATCTTCCATAGCCAGCCACGCTGAGGTACCAGACCCATAGCCTCCATTCGGCGTATGTAGTCAGAACAATGCCAGACACCTATGACGGCACGGAAGGCTGCTGGCAGGGCGGAGGAGCCTCGTACCGCGGCCTTCATGTCCTCTGCCGTGCGGATGGGTTCGTCTCCTTGCTTGCGGATGTGGTGGGTCATGAGCAAGGCTGCCCCTAGTTGTCCGCATACCTGTGAAGCGTGTCTTACATATTCATTAATGACAACAGCACTATTCTCGTCTCCGTGCAGGGTCGAGTTGAGGGTGTCAATGACGACAAGCGTAAGGTCTGGGATTGACGCAAGCATGGTCAGCAACTCCGACCACTTCTTGGATGCCTTGATTTCACCTGTCCGCGGGTCTCGCTCGGACACACAAAACGAACCGCCTGTGTTGATGGTGGGCAAGACGATAAACTTGTCACCAGCGGCTGTACGCATGGCCCCATCTGGGTCAATGTCGTTGAGTCGGATGTGGAGTTCCTCCTTGTCGTCCTCGGTTGTAATGACCACCGCGGTGCCACCTTTGTTCACGGGCACACCGCACCACTTGCGCGTGTTCTCCGGCTGGCATCCAGCATAGGCAGCGACCTTCATGGCTAGGTCTAGGGCGAGGAAGGTCTTGCCAGCACCGCCTTCGGCTACCAGCAGTTGGTGCTTCCCGGCCAAGATGAGGCCCGGAACGATAAACTCACGCTTGGGCGACTCTCCCATCGACCACTTGTGCGTAGCCCATACATCAAGACCGCTACCTGTGGGCACAATGGGTTTCTCTGCTGTCGGGTATGGGCCGTTGGCGTGACGCTCGCGTTGGTCGAGTTTCTTCCACTCCGCATTGAACCTGTTGTCGGGCCAAGGTGGTTGCATGTGGGCTTGCATCCAGCCAAATGTAGCGTCGCGCGCTTCATCAATGGTCATGTCACCAAGTCTGGCACAATGGATGTAGTGACCAGCGACGCGGTTAAACATACCCCAGCGGGTTTCTTCTCCGTCCCCTCCGGCCTTCACGTCCTTGTTGAGTTCAACCTTGTCCTCGCGCTTGAACTTGAACTTGGGGTCTTCCTCGATTGGTGGCAGACCGGCAGCGCGCGGCATGGCCTCGACGATGGTAAGCACCCCGCTGGGGTCCTGCATCATGGTGTCGTTCTGCTGGCGAATGGTCACCTGCTTGTTGCCACCGCCCTTACAGTTGAGGGAGCCAGCGATGCGTACAGGCTGGTGTGCCCTGCCGTAAGGATTGGAAGGCACGCCTAGACCGAACTGAGGGTCTCCTCCTACGGCTATCGCGATGGCGTGCCTTATCTTGACAATGCTCGCTATGTCTGTGGTCGGGGGGACACTCCAATAGGCATGGACCTTCGGGAAGCCCTCCTCGGTTGTACCGCCAGACTCCACAATCATAGATGGCACGCCAAGATATTTCTCAGCGTGAATCAGTTTGGCAGCGGTGTCCCCGCTGTCGATATCAACGATGACAGTAGAGAACTTGCAGACGGCCTCGGCCGAACCCCTGGCCTCCTTTAAGACTCCCGGGACAACAAACGAGGCGATGCCGTGCTCAGACCACCGCTTGATGTGACCGCAGGCGTGGTACATCCAAGCAGTATTACTGAATGGATGTAGGAAGATGTCCTCCTTGAACACGCCCTCACGCTTGGTTCCCTTCTCCCCGATTCCGCGGAGACAAATGTATTCCTTGTCCGTAAATTCAAACGGAAACAACATGGACAGGTGCGCAAACACCCTTGATTCATCAATCATGTTATGCCTTGTCCTTGAAGAAGAAGACTGGCGTTTCTTCGCCCACGTATGAGCCAAGTTGATTGTACTCAAAGAATTCCCACGCCTCGTCTGCCGTCATTCCGGATTCCATGTGAACCTTGAGTATGATTTCGACGTCATAGCAAGCGACAGGCATCTTGGCAAAACTTAGGCAACTGCCAATCAAGGCGTCGTCAAAGCCGTCCATGAAGACCATCTCTGGGTTTTGTTCTGCAAGTCTCTCTCTGATTTCTTTACTCATATGAATAGGAATGGGCTTTTGGGTTTAGGGGTGTCTTGATTTGTAAAGTCTGGTTCTACAATCGTGTTCGGGTCAGAGCCCACAAAGTCCGGGCTGATGCCGTGACAGGTGTTTCTGAAGTCACAGAACTTGCACAAGAAGTTGGCGGGGTCATTGCTGATTCGCGGGAACTCGTCCGGGTTGGCTGAGTTTACGATATTGAAGGCCTTGTCGGAACACTCCTGCGCACAGCGTGCGTCGAAGTTTACAACCTCATGGTAGATTTCACAGGAGTCGCGGTTCTGAGCCGTGAACAGGGCCTGTGGCAGTTCCATGTACGCCATGTAGATATTGACCTGCGCGTAGTAGACAGGCTTGCTCTCCTTGATTCCCTTCTTGACGCAGTCGTCGAAGGACTTCTTGCCGAGCATCTTATTCTCCCAGATGCACGGATAGTTCAGTCCCGGAATCTCCGGTCCTGCGGTGATGGCTCCATCGATGTGGCCCTTCATCTTTTCATCGCAAGCAGAGAAGCCAATCTGTCCACCGGAAGGGCTGTGAGTTATTATCTCAAATCCAGCGGTCTTCATATACTCAGCCATGCGTTCTTCACCATCATGACCGCAGTTGAATATGCGGAGCGTACGGCCAGCGAAAGGGGCGTCAGCCTTCTGTCCGTGGTACTCGTACGCGAGTTTGCGACTGCAAGATTCCCCCCATCGTGAGGCTCCTAGGTACTTGCGTCGTTCTTGTTTCTGGTGAGCGACCATCATCGCTTCATCGACATATTTCTGCAATAGGCCGATTTCTGGTTTGGGTTTAGACATGTGTGTGTTGGGTGCGAATATCGAAAGTGTCGTTGCGAACCAGTTTGAACTGGTCTGTGGTAAAGTGTCTGATGACTCCGTCATTATCAAGGACTATCGCGAAAACATCGTTTGCGAAAGTGCCACCATCGCGAACGTAAATCATCATGCCATAGCCGAGTTCAGTCTCGACTGGCATTGGGTTGCGGAATTCGTAAATCATCGCTTGCACTGCTTCTCATAGGTCTGCCATCCGCTTTCCGTGTAGGCGCGAATGACGCAAGTGATGTCGGTTTCGTTCCAACTTATCTTGATGGTGCAGTCGTCATGTTCGACTACGGCGGACCCGCTTTGGGTTCCGGTAGCGTCCTCGATTGCGTTTACCATCTTGTTGTCTGCCCATGCATCAAAGCCTAGGCGGTTGTATTCGGGGTCCATTTGTTGAGTGAGAAGAGGTGTTCCCATCTGAGTTTGTCGGTTTGGAGTGAGGTGGCAACTACTTTCTTTTCGTAGTCGGTTAGACCCTTGAATGGCTTCGGCCTGTAGCCGTAAACCTTTTTACCGCTGGCCTTCTTTATTTTCCAACTCATTGATTCTAGCGTTCAGCCGCTCGACCTCGGCCATTAGTTCAAGTTTTTCTGACTTAAGATGATTGTAGTCATCCCTAAGTTCGTAGTACATATCCATGTAGTACTCTTCTCTTTTCATTTCTTTTCAGAGATAAACTTCATGAGCCGTTCGGACTGTCGGTTAAACGCCTCGTTGTCATTGACGCCACTTGCCACGACCACACCGCGCATCGTTACCGCGATGTCCATGAGTTCATCGAAGTTGTCTTGGTACGACCTCACCCTTAACGCAAGTGCGGCTATGCGGTCGGTCTGGATGGCTATTATTTGCCCATCTGTGTACGGACTGTCGCTCATTCTTGGATGATTTTTTGGACTGATTCGGCCATCGTCTGAAGCGAGGCAAGAACCCTTAAGAGTTTCTCCTGCTCAGAGCGAAGCGCGTCGCACTCCTGCTTAATCTTGGTAAACTCCTCAATGATATTGAGGTAGTCTTCCGGGTTTTGGATGGTGTACGACTTGTTGTCGGCTGAGGCCTTGGACAAGTTGTTGTGCATCGACATTAGTGTTTTTAGCGTTATTGGTCTCATTGGGAAAGTTTATGTGTGTACCATTTCTGGTGTTAGATTTTGCCCTGCAATCGGAGAGCCATGACACCCTCCGACTGCATTAGGATTGAACCACACAACAATTCAATCTTGGGACTGGGCATGATTAGAACGGAAGGTCGCTCTTCTTCGTAGGGCTCTTCAGCCAAGACGGAGAGGGGACCGACGACGGAGACGAGAACTTCGGAGCAGGGGCCGAGGGCATACCGCCAACGCTTTCAACCTTGGCCTGTTGGTTAAACTTATTCCAGCCGGAGTTACCGCTAGACTTCGGATTCGGGGTCAGCCACTCGCCAACCTTGTTCTTGTCCGCGTGGGCAGGGTCGGAAGACTTCTCAATCTTGACCTTGATGACAACCTCAAGTCCGTCAAGCACGCGAGCGATTTCCTCGATGCTCTTACCTTCCATAGCATTGTAGGAAGCCTCGTCGTTCCACTTGAAGATGCCAGCGCACTCCAACGTGCGAGTGAGGGCGGTGATACCCATCTTGCGCCAAGCGTCGCTGTTGCGCTCGTCGAAGGGGTCGCAAATCATGTCCCAAATCTTGCGATTGCGGAACTCACCGCTGGAG